CTGCGGAAGCCTTTTTAAGCAATTCGTCATCGGATACTTTCTTTGAACCCGGACGAGCTTGCTTGGTATTTGTGGCTTCTGCTGTCTTGCGGAACTCTTGGCGAGTCTCAAGAATTGTTTTGACTATATCGTCATTTAACGCTTCTTGGACGGTTTTGCCTAAAAGTTTTGACGCTTTGACAACTTCTTCAACATCTTCCTGAGGAACTTGCGCATTTATTAAAGCATAGAGATCCTTAGGCGAAAGATCTGAGTCTTCTTCCTTTTTAGAAGTGTGGTCTTCCTTTTTAGCCTTTTCGGCTTTTTCGGCGCGGATTTTATAATTATTAGCAAGTTCTTCCTGTTTTTTTGAAGACTCTTTTAAAGAAGAAAATTCTTGCTCTATAATTTCCTTTCTCTTTTCTTGAATAGCTTGTTCTCTTTCATCTTCCTCCAAAGAATCTAAACTATCTTGAAAATCGGTATCCGCGTCTATTTTTTCTTGTGCTAAGGTGTCAAGAAAACCTTTATCTTCTGTATTCATTTTGTTAGAAGTAATTTTTAGGAGATACTTCTACTCCGATTTAATCTTAATAATAACATACTTTTTGACTAAAAACAAACTGTGAATAATTATTGCGTGCTATTTTTAGTCATCTTTTCTTTTATTTCTTTTGGTGTTGATTCTTTCTGGCTGGCAATAACCCACAAGAAAAGTAATTGTTGCTCTATATGCCTGATAAATTGATTACGCGCAAGTAATTGTATCTGTAACGGGTCATTTAAAATCCTATTCGGGTCATAATTTATATTAACAGATTGTCCATCAGGATTTTCTAATAATTCCAAAGATTGCTTAGTATATTTAAGCGATAAATCCTTATATTTAACTGCTTGGTCAATCACATTAGGATTTTGTCCGAATACCATTTGTTCTGCCCCAAGCCATATATCTTGAACTTGCCCGATAGGAGTTTTATTATCCAACTGAGGATAAAATCTTTTCCACATTATCGTTTTTAATTCATCGCTTGAAAATGTTTCTTTAATCAGAGCTTTTTCTTCTTCTGTAACGCCAAGACCAAAGAATAAAGCTCTGATTGATTTTAAGAGTTGTTCATTATCTTGAAATGTCCTCTTAATTAAATCTATTTCTTTTTCGTTTACATTTATTGTCGGTTCCATAATTTACTTTTTATATTGTTTTTTATGCTGGTAACACTCCTGTCGACACATCAGGAGTTTCTACTGGCGTCCCCGCCGATGTAGGTAATTGTTGAGCTGGTAATGCATTATATTCCATTGGTGAAAATGTCCCTGTTAATTCAAGCACTTTCCCGACTATCATCTGAGCTTTTTTATTCTGTTCAAATCCGGGTGTTGTTACCAATTTTAATGCCGTGGAAAGAGTAGTTAACGCCGCTTGTGAATTAAAGGACTCACCTGATATATCTATTTCCACTTCCCACTCCAAGTCCTTAAATTGCTCTTTCCAAGTCTTATCACTTATTTCATCTGGTTTGAAAAATCTCTGATTACCAAAATCTTGTAAAGTATCTTGAATGTTTTGCTGATTTTGAGACATCAATGCTTCTTTTTCCCCCGGCATTATTTCTTCTCCATTTAATACTTTATTTTTTAATGTTTGTTTAGTCATCTTGATAGAAGCATTTTTAATAAAACGAGCGTCTATTTTGTCTATTTCATATTGCGATAGAGTAGCTGAAACTTCCTTTGAAGTATCCATTTTAGTTTTCAGATAAGGTAATATCCATACTCTTAACATTTCTTCTAACATAAGGGCTTTATTCTCAATCATCAATTCAAACAAAGAATGTGATTCTTGTAATATCGCCTCTGTTTGCCTCCAAGCTGTGCCTGATTTAGGAGTTGCCCCTAACATTGCTTCTGATACTCCCGTTATTTCATTACCTAATTGCTTCCATTGAACCGCGAAGTTTTGCTGGGAGGTTACATTGATTGACTGATTATTAAGCTGAGTTAATGGCTGGTTAGGGCTATGGATTAAAATATCACCTGTTTCTATATTATTTAAGACATTTCTACCTAAGAATTGAGGATCTGAAGTCTGGAAGATAAGCCGACTGGCTAAATCTAAGTTATCTTTAATCGCTTTCATTGAATGATTAACCATCCATTGAGCTTCAAAAAGATGTTCTACCGCCCCGATTGATAATGTCCTGCCGTCTTCTTTAATCAACTGAGTTAGCATATATGGGTCTTTCTCTTCCTTACCTGAATAAAGAGAGAAGTCCTCATATTCTGTTTTTCTGCCTTTCTGAATGCCTACAAAAGAGACTACGTGCATTTGTTGAACGAAAGTATTCTCATCTTTATCTTTTTCTGTAAGATATGACAAAGGCAATACCCCGTGTAGCTCATACAGTTTTATATAATTACTCTTAGTGTCTTTCTTTTGTTTATTAGCTGTCTCTCTTGCTTTAAGAGAAGAGGTAAGAGCTTCTACCTGTCCTTTATCATAACCATTGGTCTTTATTCTCTCTCTCAGTTGAGCTTCTGTCAGTTCCAATATTTCTATCTTTAGGTTCGAATCGAAATCTACCGCGTCAACGATTAACCTATTCCAAGGAATAACTTGAATATGTAATCCTTTGCTATTCTTAGTAAATTTAACAACAGAAGAACCATAACGAGCTAAAGACCTTCCCCATTCATTTAAGAATTGACCAAAGAACTCCCTCCTCATCCAATCCCGTAAATGAATAGTGGCTAAAAATGAGTCTATCCAGTCTTTAGATTTAACAGCTTTAACTAGAATATGGCTTCTATCTATATCAGTCGCCCGATACCAGACATTAACTGCCGAAGTTGCGATATTGAAAAAGGGTTTATCTCTGCCCAATGAGTCAGTTTCACCGGATATATGTTTTGAAAACAGATAAGCATCAATGCGTTCTAAAGTATTAAGCATTGAATGTTGAACGTGTTTTGATATGTTTGTTGTCCCACTTATATAATCAGACTCTGATTTACGAATTATCTCGCCTATATTTTGCATAATTTATTTCTCGCTGAATTATTTTTGATAATTATAACATTATTTACTGCTATTAACTACTTTATTTTTAAAATTCATATCAAATTGAAGATTCTGTTTTTCTATCACCCGACTAACTTCTTCACTTTTCATTGGTAACATTTTTTCTTTGATGACAAAATACATTCTCATTATCCAAGTATCGGAATTATCAGGGCTTCTCCCGATAATCTCTTTAATATCTTCTTTAGCAGTCGCCATTCTCTTGCCATCGCCTTTAGATACATCTTGATAAGTTGATAATTCTTCTATTATTTTCTCTTTGGCTTGTCCATCTACCTTTGAAGCTATTTGATGATTATTCACTAGACCAGCTAAAGTAAATACACATTGAGAACGCAGATTTTTATAATCTGACACTAAAGGAATTTCTTTTGTATATCCTACATTAGGCAATCTAACTATATCCAAATCAGTTTTAATAGCCGAATAAGAGGATTTATAACCTATAATACCGTCTAACATTGAAGAAGAAGCTACTCCAGCCCCCACCCCGATTGCATCAACAGCTATATGAGAGAACGGTATTTTGTCTTGTGAAGCATATTCTCTTATCTTATCTATTATATTTTCTGTATTAAATCGAGCAAATTCTTCTCGTTTATATTCTTCTAAGCCCTCCCAAAAAGAAAAGACTGTTTTATCTGAACCGTCATCGGCTATATCCACTATGAGATATTTTTCATTTTCTTTCTCGATTGTATTAGAAAAGACATCTAATAACGCGGAGAAGCTAAATAAAGAACCTTGATTTTCCACATATTCAGCTAATATCTCTTGCCTAAAACTGGAAATATCCATTTCTTCTTTTGCCTTTTTTATCTCAAGCTCAGAAACAAACGGATTATCTTTTGTAGTAAAATAAAAGACTTTATAATCTTTATCTCCTTCCGCTATTTTTTCAAGTCTTCTTAAATTAGGATTTTCTTTTTTAGGTGTGCCTATAAATGTTGCCCTACCTTTTGTATCAAGTAATGCTGGCCTAAATATCTCCAACCAAGCGATCTGAAAGTTTCTCATCGTGTCTAATTCATCAAAAACAATCAAATCAGCCGCCTTTCCCCTAAAGTTCTCTCTATTTTCCCAACCGGCTATATAAATTATAGAATATCCTCCATCTTGAGTTGGAACTTTCATTTCTAATCTTGTTTCGTTTGGTATACCTATTTTACCTAATCTTCTTTTAAGAGCTTCCCAGATAATATCTCTTGCTTGAGATTGAGTCGGAGCTAAATAGAATATCCGCCTATCTTTTTTAGATACGGCAATAAATAACATCTCCTCTATCTCTAAAGTCGTTTTTCCTGCTCGCCTTCCTGCTCTAATAACTTTAAACCGAGCGTTACTTATTACTACTTCCTGTTGTTTTTCGTGAAGTATTGGGTGCATTGAATGATTTATCAAAAGAAATAGTTAAGCCCGCTCTTTCTGTTTCTCCGCCTGATAATAATTGGATATTTTTTGTTAATTTATCTACTGCGTCCACTAATTGATGATATTGTGCTTTTGTTATTTTCTTTTGAAGCAATAAAATAGCTCTTTGTCTTTCTTCTTCCAGTTGTTCAATAATCGGTTTCATCTCTTCTTGAAAACCTTTACTTTTTGTTAATTTTTGTGGATTATTTGCCATACTATCCGTATAAATACCTCTCATTTCTTTGCCTATAATTATCCTACCTTTCCCCACCCTTTTTTTAATTCTTCCTGCTACTATTTTTTGATTTAAAGTGGACATACAAATTATTTCTTTTTAGGTTTTCGTTTCCAACCTTTGGTTGCATAATAAGCCTTAACTTGTTTAAGTGTATATGTTCTTCCTGATGTGCTTTTGTATTTTCCACTTTTTATTTTTTTAAATGGCATATCTTCTTTTTATATTTTTCCCATAATTTCTTATTTTACTTTCTGCTATTTGATAAGGTATATTTAATTTATAATAATTACTTAAAGCTTCCGCCATTTTTTCTAAGCTCCATTTTCTTAATTTATTATTACTTATATGTTTTTTTATAAAAAGATATTGTTCTCCATAAGCTTCTAATTCTTGTTCTAATCTGAAATCTTTATCCGTTAGATACTTATTATACCATAAATCGGGATTATTACCTTGCTGTTTGCTATGTATGCTCTCGTGATATTCTAAGTCCGGTGTCAATTCCTTTCCAGAAGGATTATATATTTTATTCCCATAACAATAGATTGCGTGTTCCGGTGGGGATAAAGTAAGTTTTATTAGTTCATAATTTGGAGGTTTATCTTTTATAATTTTCATTATTTTCGTGTATTATAACATATTAAAAAATGGTCGGCTACTTTTGATTTAAGTGAGATGTAGCCGAGAACTCACTTTTTGTATCTTCTTTTCTCCGCACAGAAACGACAAAGTCCGGTTGTTTCGTCTGTATCTTTGGCCATTAACGCGCAAAGCTCTGTATTCTCATACGAACACAGCCAGCATTCTCTAATCCAGTCCTCATCTTTACAGCCAAAAACTTGCCCACATAAACATTTTCTAATCAGTAATGTCATATTTCACTCCTTTTACAATTACAGACTAGATTGTTAATTAGCACCCAGACCAACGGCTCTGCCCTCATCGCTTCCACTTCTTCCGCTACTGCATCAGTCAAGGGATACCACTCGCCATTTATTTTTACTCTCAAGTGGATAAGACAGACAGTGATTACAGCTTTGATTGCGGTTGCCATTTCTCACCT